TACTTGCATTCCCCCCTTCTTAGTGACCTCTGGCGCTCTGCGAGTGTCCATGTCTATATTTTTAGACCTCTTCGCCATGCCATCAACCGCTGATGCCTGACCTTGCTCATAAAAGAACTTGGCAAACCTGTCGGGGTTCATTGCTGCTGAAAGAGCTTTATGGTATCCTGCCGCATCACTTAGAAGGCCGTCCTCTCCAATGTACTTGTTTATGAAGTTCATCGGTGATTGCTGACTTTCTTTAAGCTCCGCTGCATCCGCTGGTTTGAAGGTGAATTTCTCATCATTGACACTGAACTCAAAACCTTTGAATCCGTCACTGAAAAGCTCATCAGTCTTCTTGCTGAACCATTCTCTTTTTTTCTGGTTCTCAGCTTCGACACTTTCTGCGTCTTTCATTTTATCTCTATAAGCCTTGTACTCTTCGTTAGAGCTTAAATCGTCAGACCCCTTACTTGACTCAAGTGGAACCTTGTATGACTCTTGCTGCTCTTTGAAAAACTTCTTAGCTTTATTGAGTTCTCTTTTTTTGGCTAACTTTTGTTTCTTTATAAGTGACTCCTCGTCAAGGTCTTCATCGTATCCGAACTTTGAGTCAATCAAATCATTGATGTCATCACTGTCCAAACCGTCTTCTGTATGCTTGTAGTAGTCTGCAAGCAACGTATCTGAATCCATCTCATCAAAGTCTTTATTTAACTTGATGAAATCATCCATACCTCGACCAGTCTCCTTCTTGTATTTAAAGAAAGCCTCAACATCCTCTGGCAATTCAGGGGATGATTCTCTTTCGGAAAATAACTCATCAAGTGAGTTTATCTCCTTACCGTATCGGTTTTTAATATGTGAAAGAACGTCTTCGTCTTTTATTTTAAACTCCTGCTCTTCAGCAACAGGCTCTTGTGCCGTCTGCTCTTCCTCCTTCATTTGCTGCTCATGCTTTTTGAGAAGTTCATTCTCTACTTCTTGAACAGACTTTGACTCAACCTCTCCGAGGTCTCTTACTTTAAATTCAGCCATTTTGATTTAATTTTATGCAAATTTATTGATTTTATTTTTATCGAGGTGAAAACTCAGCAAGGTCGAACCCGTCCAAGCTGTCTTCATTCGATTCAAAGCTCATTGGAGGTAGGTTGTTCTTGCGCTGCTCGATAAGCTTTGACTGCTGTGTATTCTGTTTGTCAATACGCTTACCTTTCGCATCCTCCTTCATGTCTTCACGCTTTTGCAACTGCTCCTGTGTCATGCCCTGTAGCTGCATATTCATCTCAAACTCACGCTCCATCAACATAAGCTTTGCATTAGCCTCTGCGTTAAGCCTCTGCATGCTTAGCTGTGTCTTAGTTTGTTCAAGCTGCATCTTAGCCTGAGCCTCAAGCTGTATCTTCTGTTGCGCTGCCTGTGCTGCCATCTGCTGAGATTGCAGTTGAGTCTGTGCCTGCATCTGCTGCATCTGCATGGCCTGTTGCTGGTCAGCCTCTTGTTTCTTCTTGCGCTTGAACTTCAATAACTGATTAGCAAGCTTTATATTTCTTACCTCTCTAATATCAATAGCATCCTCAAGGTTAATATCCTGCTTAGATAGTGCCATCTGAATGTTTGCCTCTAGCTGACCCTTCTCTTCCTCGTCTGGAGATAGTTCTATGAAAATACCAAAGTCGTACAAGTACAAATCCTTGATTTGTTCTAACGTGTTTACGTTGTACTTTCCTATCTGATTCAAGAACTCCTCCTTAAAGTCTGCGTACTCAAGTATGTCAGCAACCCTATACGACAGAGCCTCTGAAAGTCTTCTGAGTATGAATAGACTTGATTCAAGTATATGTCGTGTAGCTGTGTTTGAGCTTAAAGCTGCAAGCTTCTGAACTCCAACAAGTGCATCGGGGTTAGGACTTGTGCCGTCTCGTGCCTCATTCAAGCCACTTACAGCCCTAATCATATCAAGGTAGTGGTTGTAGTTTGCTATAAGAAGTTGCATCTTAGAAGCACTTCCCGTAGAGTTGATAGGTTGGATAGGAACCCTTGCGTTGTTAAACTCGCCATCCTGAGTGTAGCTCCTTCCAATAACACTACCAGTCTGGAAGTATAGTCTTAAAGCGTCTTCTGGATTGTATGCGTTTCCTGTTCCAAGGTCAACCTCGTTTAAACCATCAGCATCAATAAATACACCGTCAGGAACCATACGAGCAATAATCTGCTGCATCTTCAGGTGTGTTACCTGAATAAGGTCTACAAACGGAATCATTCTTCTTATAAGCGACTCTATAACTCCCTTGTACATCCTTGGCGCACACGCAACATAGTTAGGTATCGCATGTTGGCTTGCTGACTTAGGTCGTACCATATTCTTGGCAAGCTCCCACTTCAGTACGATATTAGTACCCATAACCATAACACCTTCATACCACACCTCAATAGTCTTCTCCACCCTCTCGAAGTTGCCCTCGTCCATCATCTCTTGTGGTGGATTGAACTCGTCATCTTTCTCTATAACACGCTCTCCTCCGTTTTCAAGTTTTTTCTTTTTATAGACAAACTTCTTAGTTGTCTTATAATTGAAAAACATTAACGTACACGTATCTCTATAGAACATATCATTCTCATACGACTCAGATACATTATAGTAGCTACTCCAACTCTGACTATACTTAGATATCAAATCCATGTCCTCGTTTGTGAGGTCGGGGTCTATCTTAATAAGCTCAGCTATTGGCATGGTCTTTATCTCCCCCCAATAGAAACAATCCTTAAAGTACGGGTCTTCAGTATAGCTATATACAACATTAGCAGGGTCTACGTAGTCAATTACGACACCCTCACCCTTTCTAAACTCGTGCTTAGCAACTGACACACCAAGTACCATCTGGTCGTAGTCGAGCCTCTTTCTTGTGTCTTGATAATGATTCTCGTCAAGTATAGTGTTGATTGCAGTTTCCTCGGCTATCTCAATAGCTGGCTTATAGTTAAGCTGCATGTGTAACGCCATTTCATCGTCACTTTCAGGAACGTCATCAGGATTCATTGTAAAAGGGTCAACCCCGAAATCCTCTTGTATCTGCAACAAAAGGTCTTTACTTACCATCTGAGCCTCTACTCTTTCTTGGTATCTATTCCTATGCTCTGAAGACAATGCGTCTTGAGCGTATGACCGTATTTTAAACAACCTGTCTGCCATCCCGTTAACAACAATGTCAACGAACTTTGGAAGTATAGGGACTGGTGTCCAGTCTAGGTTTAGATAAGAAAGGTCACCATCAATAGCAAGCTCGTTTTTATACTTACCTACCGACTGCTCTCCTCTTGCATAAAGCCTTAGCCTATGAAACTCTCTGGACTGATCGTAGTATCTACAACCACCCCCGTCTTTTTTAAACCACTCGTATTGTATGGCCTGACCGACCATAAGTCCGTACTCAGAAGAAGCCTTCTCTTTGTCTGTTGCAAACTGGTCAGGGAACCCTGCAGCGGAAACATTTACTGTTACTTCCTCCATTTATGTATTTAATCGGCTGGATTTGCCAGAGTTATCGTATCTTGCAAAGTTAATGCTTATTTTCGACTGTTCTCTTTGTGGGGTGTATAGGCTCTTCTGATTTGCCATAATCGCCAGTCCAGAGCTGATAGACGCATCAAATTTTGTTCGGGCATTTATATCAAACCTTGCCCAGTCCTCAAGAGTCCTATTGAATGGCATTGACCCCATATCGTCAGGGTCTCTGAACGTACCCTCCATATCCATACCCACATACTTCTCAATATACGACTCAATAGCCGCTGCGTGAGACTGCTTAACGTCCTCGCTCGTGTTGGGTATTCCACCAAGCTCTTTCTCTGTCTTCGAGAGCTTCATTGCCGCCTTATCAGGTCTATTCATTGAATACCCCCTGTACCCCCTGTTCTTTAAATGGTACAGTAGCCTTGGCTTGTTGTTCTCGCAAAGTATTGGCATACCATAAAACACAAGGGCCATAAGAACCTCCTCGAAGAATATCTCAGCGGTCTGAGGTCGTGCCACATACTGTAAGAAAAATTCGTTGCTTGGGGCGTCATCCATGTTGAACTTGGTTAGACCATGTAGCGCACCGTTTGACCCACCACCACCTACAGTTCCTGATATATCGTATGAGTCACACCCAAAAGAACCCACATGCTCATTCGCAGGATACTTCCTTCCATTACGAATCTCGTATCTGTTCTGCATAGCTGCAGGTGGTATCCAAGACACAACAAACCTACCGTTCTTATCTGGCGTCCATATCACCTTAGTATCCTTGATGCCATTCTCCCAATGGAAACGCCCCTTGGTTATATGATGGGACTTAATCATATTGTCGTTGTAGTCTATCTGCTGGTATATCTTAGTAAGATTAAATAGCGACTGCTTGCTCTCGTCCCTAAACGCATGTGACTCTGTTCGTGGAAACTGTCTGTAAAACTCGTTCAAGGCGTCAGCATCGCCCTTAAGTGACTGAACCTCATTCTCCCAGTAGTTTATAGCTCCCATGCTTATCGCATTTCCGTCAACACCCTCAACAGGCTTACTTGGCGTTCTAAGAACAGGCATCCCGTACCTATCTATAAAGCCCTCCATATTCCACTCCATAGGAATAAAGAGCTTGTACATCCCACTTTTCGTCTGACCGTTTGAGTTTCTGGTGGAGGCATCTGAGTCGTTGTATAGCTTCTTGAAGTTATTCCCACCCTTGTTTAAAGCATTACAGGTTGACCCCATCATGCACTTGCCAATAATCTTACTACCAAGCCGAAGACAGGTCTTTGTTACCCTCCAGTTGTTGAGTATGTTCTCAGGCTTCTCCCATTTTCCGCTCTCGTCATGAATAAGAAGCAATAACTTCTCACCATCGTAGCTGTTGTCTGCTGTGTTCTTCCAGTCAATAGTTGTGTCAAGTCCCTCAAGCACATCCTCCTCTAC